CGCAAGCACAAACACAGCAAGCAGTAAATAATATGCCTCGTCCTGCACCAGTCGTTCAACCACCAGTGCAACAAACAGTTACATTACAGCCTAAGGCTCAGACTGTAACTGAAGCATCACCAATAACAAAAGCAAAAGAACAAGTTGTTGGGCAAGATAGTAATTTACAACGCTATACAAAAGATTATGTTGTTCCAGAGCATTTAGAACAACCTATTAATAACTTTACAAATGGCACACAAAAGAATGTATTAGCAATGGGCGAACCTGGCACAGGTAAGAGTTCACTTGCAGGCGAATGGCTTGCTAAAAATCCTGATGGAAGATTCAACTTAGTTCACACTGGCACAACAGAAAAAGAACTACGCAACATAATTAAAAATACACAACTAAGTGATAAAAATCTAATACTTGTAGATGAAGTAGGTAAAATGACGCCTAAGATACAAGAAATGATTAGTAAAGAAGTTGGTAAACTACCCAATGTTCAAGTGTTGTATACAACTAACTTACCTGATGTTGCTAAAATACATAAATCTATAACTGGCAATCCAAGCATTAATATGCCATTACAAATGAGTGCTGAATTAACGCCTGCTCAAAAACAAGCATATGGATTAAGCACCGCAGAACGATTTAATGTTCAAAATTTAACACCTGAACAGATTGCTGAAAAGTCATTACAAGGTAAAAACTTTAGAGATATTAAGCGTAGCGTAACAGAAGGAACTAAACTTCAACAAGAACCATTATTTGAACATCAAGTTATGAACATTGGATTACCTGAAGGTGTCGCTAAAAAGATTGATACTATTGTAAACAATCGTGAAGGCCAACGCAATATTCTTATTATTGACAAGGCTGTGTTTGCAAAAGATCCATCGTTAGCAACATCATTGAACAAACTTGAGAATATTGGACCTATAGGTGAAAACCTAACAAAAGATTTAGTTACAAGTAAAACTACAAGTCCAATACATCGTATTCAAATATTAGATAAAGGTGATGCTGATAAACTAAGTGGATTAAAAGGCTTGATTGAGCGTAGTAATGAAAGTCAATATCCTACAAACATTATTGTTGAAAATCGTGCAGGGTTGAAACTTGATCCTGCATTAGAAAGTCGTGCTGTTCGTATTACAGTTGATGATTTGAAAGGTCCTCCCTCAAATCTTACAGCAGAACAAGAACTTGCCAATAAGTTCAAAGATGTTCCTGGATACAAAGCACCATCTACTTTAGAAGAAAAGATTGATGTTGTAAAAACTCAAGGTGAAAATAGACGCAATCAGGCTCGTGGTAAACCAGATGTTTTAGAAATGATTATAGATGAAACTTCTGCAGGTGACTGGCCTACTAAACATAGTTTTGATTTATTAAAACGACCCGACTTTCAAGATATGGGCGGAGGAACAAAAATTAGACAATATGATGTTGGTCCGTTTAATATTCACGAAATTAAAATTGGAGACTCAGCAGAAGGCTATAAGGCTACTAATAAAACTACCGGTGATTATTTTGATATTGGAAAAGAATCTTTTAGTCTACAAAATCCTCAAGAATCCACTAACATTACGATTAGACAAGGAAATAAATTATATGAGGGAACTATTAATAATGAAGGTAAAGTAAAAGAAGTTAGAGCGCAAATAAAAAATAAAGACGGTAGTATTACAACTACTGGTCATTGGATAGATGGAAAATTGAATTTAGGTTCAGGTGAAATGCCTAATCTAATGGATATTATAAACAAAATGAAACAATCGGAATAAGATTATGACAACACAAGAAATACTAACACAAACATTCAACAATAACTTTGTTGCTTACTATCGTGCCCACACAGCACACATAAACATTATGGGTCGCAACTTTCGTAGCGACCATAAGTTATTGCAAGGTGTTTATGAAAGACGACAAGCACAGATTGATGTGCTTGGAGAACTATTACGCACATTAGATGATTATATGCCCTGTGAAATACAAGATGTATTAAATCAAAGTGAAATAGGCACAGGCATTTTTGAAGAAGATGCAGATGGATTTTTAACAGGAGTAAAAGATGATTTGGAACTACTTAAAGGAACATACGAAGAACTTATGGCTATTGCTGAAGACGAAGGTCACAAAGAAATAGCAAACTATGCTCAGGATCAAATACTAGATTTGGCAAAGAGTATTTGGATGTTGCGTTCAACTTTGGAGTGAGTCTCTACTAGGTAATCTTTTGTAAGCATAACTACCACGAACATCATAACCGTGTTTTTCGTGTAGTTTTAGAAATGATGATTGGTCTTTACGCATTGTGGTAGAACAGATAATAGGAACACTTGCCAAAGTAGCAAAGGCTTCCCACAATCGTAACATATCAATGACTAACTTGACTCTTTCTCTAGGAGACAATGTTAGTGATAGATGTGCCATTTTGATGATGACCATTTCATCATCACTCCAGGGTGAATGTTCGTTCGCTTTGGCCCAAGTGTAAGCAACTATGTTGTTTTCACTGTCCACTGCAACTGATAATAGTTCAGTTGTAGGACTATAGAATTGATTGACGACAGCAAGTGTAATGTTACGACTATACGCAATGGGGTCTGGGGTAAAGATAGTGTCTATTTCTGTTTGAAAATGGTCTACAGCCATTTTTACGATGTGAGGCACATCTAAGCCAGTGCAGGGTCTCCAAGTATAACTCATTTCTATTCCTTTGTGATAGTCTATTTAATATTAGAAAAATAAGGAAGATAAATACTTTATGGAAAAGACAACTACAACAATAAAGAAAACCAAGGGCGGTGCTCGTCCTGGCTCCGGGCGTAAGAAAGATGGACGCAATCAACTAAGTGTTGGCGGTCTATTAGAAATGCTTGAAATCAAAGCAGGTGGAAAGCCCTATGAGGAACTACTTGTTAATGATTTTTTATTAGCAAGACAGAATAATGATAGCGCATTAATCATCAAATATCATAACTTGATATTAAACAAAGTAATGACTAATATGGCTAAGATTGAAGTAACAGATAGTAGTGATACAATTGAGGCTAAGAAAGTTGCATTTGCAGAAGCATTAGCCAAACTAACTGGTTTAAGTAAAGAATAAATAGTATTATGAAAAACGGATTATACGCAAACATAAACGCCAAACGAGAACGCATAAAAGCAGGCTCTGGTGAAAAGATGCGAAAGCCGGGCACTAAAGGTGCACCAACAGCGAGTGCGTTTAAGCAGTCACTAAAAACAGCAAAAACAACAAAAGGAAAATCAAAATGAAATTTGAAAAAGTAAATTCAGCAACTGGTGCGGCAAGTCCTGGTTACAGTCGTAACAATTCAACTAGCGTATTAGTTAACAAACATTCAGGTACAATGAATGATGGAGCACTAATCAACAAAGGTCGAGGCCCTACAGGTGGTGGAACAGCAATGCCAGCGTGTGGTAAAGAAATGTTTGCGGGCAAGCCACAACAACGCCAAGCAGTTGGTGATGGACAAACAACAGCAATGCCTAAAGTTGGTAGAGAAAGTTTCAACTTTGGTCGTGGCCCAACTAAAGGGAATCAACGATAATGTCTGCCATACAAATTAGTAATACATTAGACAATCTAGCATTAGGTTGCTCTACAAGTCAAGCAGATTTAACTTGGGTCATTCAGCGTAATCCATTACCTGCAGGAGCACAACCAAGATTTTTAAGAATTGACAACATTAACAACAGCAATGGCGTATTCGTCAAAATTGCTACAGCCGCAGGAACAATAGTAGTTCCTGGATCAAGCACAACAGGCAATTGCTTCTATGTCGCACCAAACAGTTCAGTTACTGTAGAAATTATTACAGCAGGTGGCAATGTAGAAAGTTCAGCATTTAATGATGGCAATGGAAATTGCGTCATCAGTGGTATCACAAACGATGGCACTGCAATAATAGTAATAACCCCAACAGGAGAATAATATGACAGTTATCAGAACGGATTTAATTCCAAATTTATACGCTAACCCAATCGTTAGCATCAGCCAGAGTAACCCAGCAATAGTTACAGTTCCCACTGTTGCAACTGTTGTTAGCACAACTGGCACTATTGGTGCAGTAACAGGTTCAGGTACTTCAGGTACTCCTTGGACTGCCGCAATCACATTGATGAGCGCAGTAACAGGACTACAAGCAGGTAGCATTATTACTTCAAGTGCAGGCACAGGCACATTTGCCGCAGGTGGTGTAGTAAGTGTTAAAGCAGTTACAGGTAATAAGAGCATTACAATCAATAAAATTAGTGGTACTATTCCTACAGCAGGAACAGTTACTAACATTTCATTGCCAGCAGTAAGCACATTGCCTACATTTATAGTTGATGGTGATCCTATACTGTTTACGAATCCAGGTAATAAAATTACATTTAGTTCTAGTACTGGAACATTTGAAGCAGGTGAAAACATCAGCCAAGTTACAAGCCTTGCTACAGGTGTTGTTACAAATGTATTACCAACAAGTATTGAATATCTAGCAACTGCCAATGTGTTTAACACTGCCAATGTAGTTACTGGTGGTTCTAGTGGTGCTACTACTACTCCAACAGCAGTAACAGGTATGAATCAGTTATTAACAGCAGGTGAGAATAGTACTAACCAGTATTATTACAAAAACTTAACTTCAACAACTTTTGAATTGTATACAGATGATGCATTGACTGTTGGTGCTAATAGTACTACTTTTTCTACATTTACAGCAAATGCTGGACAGTATACAATTACTGACTCAGTAGAAATTACAACTCCTTAAGGAAACAAAATGTTAAACACAAAGAATATGCAAGCCAAGCCAATTAATCAAAAGCGTGGCCCTACAACAGGTAATGCTGGTACACCAAGTAAGCGTAATGAATTTATGGATCTTAAATCAGCAAGTTCAAGTGAAAAAGCAACATTAGCCAAAATGGTTACAGATGCATTAGAAATGCGTGGTCGTGGTACAGCCCCTACTATTGATCCAGCAGTAGAAGGTCTTGCTAGAGATTTACCACAAGGTCCTAAAAAGAACCCAACAGCAAATGGTGCTAGATTACCAAGCAAATACAAGTCACCAAAATGATGACTAAAACTGTTAAGGCCAAAGTAACTAAAAAACCCGTAACCAAACAGGTTATGGGTAGCAAGTTCAAAAAACCTAATCGTCCTAATCCTGGTAGGTCAGGCCCAGCAGGACAAAAAGGTGCATTAGGCGCAACTAGCGGCTACTAAGTATAAATACAAAGAGACATTCGTGTCTCTTTTATTGTTTTGATATGAAAGGAAATTATATGAATAGAAAAACAAATCCATCGGAAGAATTAACTTGGGACATTGCTCCCACTCCTCAAGAACCTATTGACATTGTAGAAGAAGTCAAGCAGGAAAAATTAAAGTCAAAAAAACAAATAGTAGAAGATAAAACAATATTAACTCATCCAGAGTTTGATATTGAAGGATTAATGACAGACTTCCCTACGGCTACTGACCTTGAGCGTTTTGTGTATGACCAAAAAGGTATAGTATTAAATCTAAAAGGTCGTGCTAACAAACTAAAATATCAAGTAGCAATGGATGTATTAAATGATGTAGTGATTGATCCAAAGTTTACTGGTAGCGACAATCCATATATTGATAGGACTGAACTAGTTCCTATTGATGCACTTAAGATTGTGCCAGAGCGTGATAAATCATTACCACTACATACTGAAGTTCAAAATGTATTTTATGTTCCTACATTTCCTCATCCAGATGAAGAAGCAAGAGCAAAAGATATGAAATGTCATATGTTGTTTAGAAAATACAAAAATGGTATGATTAGTTATGAGATATTAGGTCCATTACAAGAACGACCAGTTGGTGAAAAGATTGACAAGTTTGGTCGTGTTCGCCCTGAAGTTATTAAATGGTTTGATCCTCGTAGTGGTGAGCAAGTTGTTCAGCGTGAAGATGGCACATTAACTCCTACTGGTAAAAAACTACGCGGTACTATGCAAACATATCGTGTTAACAAAAGTAATCAATGGGAAGTATGGGTAGACCGTGAATTCATTAGTTTGAATGATGCAGTGAAAAACAACCCGTGGGATTTGACAAAATGAACGATGTAAGAGACAGTGTTATTCGTCAGGCACAACAACAAGCAAAAACAAGCGATACATTGATTATGCAAAAGATTAATGCTAGTCATCGTGTTGCTTTTGCTGAGAAGTTTCCTGGTCAATGTGAACACATACTACGATTACTAACAGAACGATTACAAGCAGGACTTGATAAGCGTGATGGTGTATTGATTGAAGATGCTAGTACTTGGAAACTTAATCCTACAGAACTAAAAGATGTTAGTCAAGCATTAGAAGCAATATACTTTGTTCACAAAGATTTGAAGGCAAGTTAATGCTTGGTGAAGATGTATTAATGGCAAGAGCATTAAAATATAGCGTAGATACAAACAATCTTACTATTGATGCATTAAAGACAATACCAGGTCCATTAAAAAATAAATTGATGGACTTGAGTATTGAAATTGCTGAAGATATGAGATATCATCAACTAAAATACTTTAGACCATTTAAGCATCAATTTGAGTTTTTCAAAACAGGTAATAGTGAGCGTAGAGGTATTCTTGCCGCTAATCGTATTGGTAAAACAGTAAGTACTTGTTTTGAAACAGCATATCACTTGACAGGATTGTATCCTGATTGGTGGGAAGGTTATCGTTATAGTGGCCCTATCACAGCAATGGTTGCTGGTGAGGGATGGAGTCAGGTAGCGTTAGTATTACAAAATGAATTGTTAGGAACACAGGATGTCAAAATTACTGAAAATCTTGGATCTGGTGCTATACCACGGGAGCATATTATTACTACTACAATGCGTAATGATGGTGCAAATTGCATTGGAGTTGAGATTAAGCATAAGTCTGGTGGTAATAGTTATTTGTTATTTGCCAATTATACGCAAGAAGTTAGACAACTACAAGGATTCAAACTTAATCTCGCAGTATTTGATGAACAACCGCCAGACGACTTCTTCAGTGAAATCGTTACACGAACCGCAACAACGCAGGGCAAAGTTCTATGTAGTTTCACGCCATTAAAAGGATTGAATGGATTAGTAAG